TGTAAATGGGAGAAGGTATGATAATATAAAAAAACTCGGAGATGTTGACTTTATAACAAGTACGTCTCAGGAGGATCATACTGCTTCTAATAGGTTCGCAGAGGTAATAGAGACACCTTTAGGGTACTCTGGGGAAATTGTCCCTGGAGATATCCTTTTAGTGCATCATAATGTATTTAAGATCTACTACGACATGAAGGGTAGAGCTAAGAGTGGGTTCTCTTTTTTTAAGGATGACCTATTCTTTATAGAGAACGATCAGTTCTTTCTTTATAAGCATGACAATAAATGGAACGCACACTCTAAGTATTGCTTTATAAAACCATCCGAAAAAAAAGATTCTTATATTATTAAACCTGGAACTGAAGAGCCTCTTGTTGGAACTATAAAGTACATCAATAACGAGCTGTTAGAGTTAGGTCTTAAGGAAGGTGATGAGGTATCGTTTGAGCCAGATAGTGAGTACGCATTCACTATAGACGGAGAAAAACTTTATAGAATGTTTACAAATAACATAACAGTAAAATGGAATTAAAACTTAGAATCATAAATGCTGGATATAAAGCCGTTGAGGAACTTATAAAGGTTGCAGAGGAACAAATACTTAAGCCAACAGATGACGGTAGTGATCTAGCCTCAGACAGGTTAAAAAACGCTGCTGCTGCAAAGAAGTTAGCTATAGAGGATGCGTTCACAATACTTAGTAGAATAGAACAAGAGAAATCAGCACTAAATGGAGAAACGGAAAAGCCTAAAGAGCCTACAATACGAGGGTTTGCAGAAGGAAAATCAAAGTAAACTTCATCAAGTAGTATCGAATTATATCCCAACAAGTGTTCTATCTAATAAGAACAGAGCAAAGAGTTGGGCTTATGGTTATGATGAGAAGTACGACATGATTGTTATATCTAGAGATGGTACCATCGGAGAGATATACAACATGAACGGAATAAACATAGCACTTCCATCCGTCCCAAAAACAGTGTATAAAAGGGACGAAAAAAAAGAGAATCAGTACTGGGAGGCAGCTGATTATCCTAGAGAGCTTAGTAATATAAAAACAATCTTCAACTGGCATGCAGCTCCTAACGAGTTCAAGTCTAAGTGGGTTGATTATATAGAGGGGGAGTTTAATAGAAGAGACGAGGGTATGTTCTTTATGAATAATGGAGTTCCTACCTATATCACTGGATCTCACTATATGTATCTTCAGTGGACTAAGATTGACGTTGGTCATCCTGACTTTCGAGAAGCAAACAGATTATTTTTTATTTATTGGGAGGCATGTAAGGCTGACGATAGATGTTTCGGAATGATATATCTAAAGATCAGACGTTCTGGGTTCTCGTTTATGGGATCAGGAGAGTCTGTAAATGTGGCAACTCTTGCAAAAGATGCAAGGATTGGGATACTATCTAAGACTGGAGCCGATGCCAAGACAATGTTTACAGATAAGGTTGTTCCAATATCATCAAACTATCCGTTCTTTTTCAAGCCTATTATGGATGGTATGGACAAGCCTAAGACAGAGCTTGCTTACAGAGTACCAGCGTCTAAGATTACAAAGAAGAACATGTTCGAGAGCGATAGCTCTAATATAGAAGGTCTTGACACGTCTATTGACTGGAAGAACACTGCAGATAACTCTTATGATGGTGAGAAACTTAAGCTTTTAATACATGATGAGAGTGGTAAATGGACTAAGCCTGATAATATCTTAAATAACTGGCGAGTAACCAAGACATGTCTTCGTTTAGGTAGTAGAATCATTGGTAAGTGTATGATGGGATCAACATCAAACGCACTAGAAAAAGGAGGGGATAACTTTAAGAAGCTATACGAGGACTCAATACCATCAAACAGAAACAATAACGGACAGACTAAGTCTGGAATGTACTCTTTGTTTATTCCTATGGAGTGGAACTTCGAGGGTTACATTGATAGATACGGTCATCCAGTATTTACAACTCCAGAAACTCCAGTAATTGGAGTGGATGGAAGACCTATAAAGATTGGAGCTATTGACTACTGGAACAATGAGGTGAACTCACTTAAGAGTGATCCAGATGCATTGAATGAGTTCTATCGTCAGTTTCCTAGAACAGAAGGACACGCGTTTAGAGATGAGTCCAAGTCATCTTTATTTAACCTTACAAAGATATACCACCAGATCGATTATAACGACTCTTTAATAAAGGATAGGGTTCTTACAAGAGGTTCTTTCCACTGGAAGGATGGTAAGCTTGACACAGAGGTTATATGGACTCCAGATATTAGGGGTAGGTTTCTTGTTTCTTGGATACCAAATAAAAAAATAACAAATAATGTAATTAAGAAGAACGGAATGAAGTATCCAGGTAACGAGCACATAGGTTCGTTTGGATGTGATCCATATGATATATCTGGAACCGTTGGTAACAGAGGATCTAACGGATCTTTACATGGAATGACTAAGTTCAATATGGACGATGCACCAAGTAACCAGTTCTTTCTTGAGTATGTTGCAAGACCACAAACAGCAGAGATATTCTTTGAGGAGATACTAATGGCATGTGTGTTTTACGGAATGCCAGTTCTTATTGAGAACAACAAACAAAGGCTTTTATATCACTTTAAGAACAGAGGATATAGAGGGTTCTCTATGAACAGACCAGACAAACACTTTACTAACCTATCCAAGACAGAGAGAGAGCTTGGAGGTATACCTAACTCATCTGAGGACATTAAGCAAGCACACGCATCGGCTATTGAGACGTATATAGAGAAGCATGTAGGTCTTGACCTAGAGGGAACGTATAGAGATCCTGAGGAGATGGGATCGATGTATTTCTCAAGAACTTTAGAGGATTGGGCTAAGTTCGATATTAATAATAGAACTAAATTTGATGCTGCAATTAGCTCAGGCTTAGCTATTATGGCTAATCAGAAGCACATGTACATTGCTTCTAAAAAAGAATCGAAAATAAGCATTACCTTTGCAAGATATAATAATAAAGGATCATTTAGCGAGATAATAAATTAGATGGTAAAAGTAGATATAGATATTAAAAACATACCGTTTCCTACTCAGTATGTTCCTGACTCTGAGAAAGAAACAAAAGAGTTTGGTCTAAAGATTGGACAAAGTATTCAATATGAGTGGTTTAGAAAAGATGGTCAGCGTTCAAGATTTTACGATCAATGGACAGACTATCATAGATTAAGGCTGTATGCTAGAGGTGAGCAGTCCGTACAAAAGTACAAGAACGAGCTTGCTGTTGATGGAGATTTATCTTATTTGAATTTAGATTGGACACCAGTTCCAATCATACCTAAGTTTGTAGACATCGTTGTTAACGGAATGTCTGACAGACTGTTTCATGTTAAGGCATATGCACAAGATGCTATGTCTGCCGCTAAAAGAAACAAGTACCAGGACATGATCGAGACTGATATGGTTGCCAAACCATTACTAAATCAGATCAAGGATCAGTTTGGTATTAACGCATTTAACACAAACCCAGACGATTTACCAGAGACAGATGAGGAGCTTAATCTTTATATGCAGCTTAACTATAAGCCAGCTATTGAGATAGCTGAAGAGGAAGCTATTAACACTGTACTTGATGCTAATAAGTACATGGATATTAGGAAAAGAGTTGACTATGATATCACTACAATCGGTGTAGGTATCGTTAGACATCAGTTCCTTCCAGGTACTGGAATTAAGATTGATTATGTAGATCCAGCTAGTATAGTTTATTCATATACTGAGGATCCATACTTTAAAGATTGTTTTTATTGGGGAGAGATTAAAACCGTACCTATTACAGAACTTTTAAAAATTGATCCATCTTTAACAATAGACCAGCTTGAAGAAATTTCTTTACACAGTCAGTCATGGTATAATTATTATAATGCCGCACAATACTATAATAATAGTTTATTCAATAGAGACTCTGCTACTTTGTTATACTATAACTATAAGACTACTAAGAAAATTGTTTATAAGAAAAAAATAAGCGATAACGGAGTGGTTAAGATGATACCTAAGGAAGACACGTTTAATCCACCACAGGAGATGATGGAGGAGGGTAGATTCGAGAAGGTAGAGAAAAGAATTGATGTTTGGTACGAGGGAGTTATGGTTATGGGTACAAACTATGTACTTAAGTGGGAGATGGCTAAGAACATGGTCCGACCAAAATCCGCATCGCAATATGCAATGCCAAACTATGTGGCAGTTGCACCTAGAATGTATAAAGGTAAGGTGGAGTCATTAGTTCGTAGAATGACAACGTTTGCCGATCTTATTCAGATAACACACCTAAAGCTTCAACAAGTACTTGCTAAGATGGTACCAGATGGGGTGTTCATTGATGCCGATGGACTTAATGAGGTTGACCTAGGAAATGGTCAAGCATATAATCCAGAGGATGCACTTAGGTTGTACTTCCAGACTGGATCTGTTATAGGTAGATCCTATACTCAAGATGGAGAGTTTAATAATGCAAGAGTTCCAATTACAGAACTTAACTCAAACAACGGACAAGGAAAGATAAGTGCCTTGGTTGGTACATATAACCATTATATGAGCATGATTAGAGACGTAACAGGTCTTAACGAGGCTCGTGATGGAAGTATGCCAGATCCAAATAGTTTGGTTGGAGTACAAAAACTTGCTGCTGCTAACTCAAACACAGCTACAAGACATATACTAGATGCTAGTTTATATTTGACTAGAACACTTTCTGAGGCTATATCATTAAGAGTAGCTGACGTGTTGGAGTATTCTGACTTTAAAGAGCAGTTCGCTAACCAGATAGGAAAATACAATGTATCTATACTAGACGATATTAAAGACTTATACATATATGACTTTGGTATATTCATAGAAATGTCTCCAGACGAGGCTGAAAAAGCACAACTTGAAGCTAACATTCAGATGGCACTTCAGAGAGACTCTATTGGTCTTGAAGATGCTATTGATATTAGAGAGATTAAGAATCTTAAGTTAGCTAATCAGCTACTAAAACTTAAAAAGAAAAAGAGACAAGACGAGACTCAAGCATACGAGCAACAGAAACAACAAGCTCAAGGTCAGATTCAGATGCAGTCTCAACAGATGGCAGCACAGACAGCTATGCAGAACATACAAGCAGAGGCACAAGCTAAGATGCAAGTTAAACAGGCAGAGACTCAGTTTGATATAGAGAAGATGAAGCAAGAGGCTGAGCTTAAGTATCACCTTATGGAGGTTGAGTTCCAAATGAATATGCAGCTTAAAGGTCTTGACACTAAGAATATAGAAATGAAGGACACTCTTAAAGAACAAGCAAAAGATAAAAGAGTTACTCTTCAAAATACACAGCAATCTAAATTGATTGAGCAACGTAAGAATAACTTACCTCCAATTGATTTTGAATCAGAAGAAGATAGTTTAGATGGGTTTGACTTGGCTGAGTTTTCGCCTAGATAATATATAAAAATAATCAATAACTTTGCAAAAATTAAAACAATGGGATTACTTAGAAGAGATACACCGTTAGCAGATACTCCAGATCCTGGAAAAGGTAACGTAACTAGAACTGAGATTAAAAATCCTAATGGAAGCACAACTTATAAGATGAATTGGAATAATTCAAGTTCCTCTTCTAATGCTAAACCAGTTACTAAATCTTCAACACCAGTTACTAGATCTAATAATACCCCTAAGGTAGCAAGTCGTGTGTCTGGTTCAAGTGGATCTAGAGAGATAACTACTATTATACCTATGTCAAAAGGTATTGTTGATGGAGAAAATAAAATAACAGCTCCTTTAAGTGGATCAAACCTTGCAAATAGAGGAGATAATAGAACTTGGCAACAAAAAAGAAAAGACGAGGTAACTAAAAGAGATTATAATAAATACAAACAAGAAGACGAAACTGTTTCTGAGTGGAAAGAAAGAGCTAAAAAAGAAAGTGAGGAAGTTTCGAGAAAAGCACCAGATAGAACATCTAGAAAAGTATTCTCTAGACCAGGAAGTGGAAGCGGTGGATGTAAGAGTTGTTAACAAATAAAAATAAATAAATATGTCAATACCAAGCGGAACTAGATTT